AGAGTCTTTGTATCATTATCATCTTGGGGAATTGAAGGAACGAACGCATTTAATGAGTTACTTCGGCGCTTCACTGACCTTCAAGTAAAGGTGCAGGGGTTGGAGAAAATTTAACGATAAATGGTGGAGCAAACCGAGCAAAACACTTCACAGCATTTTAAAGGGCATAACAAGTGATATACCCACCGGGCTTTTGCTGGGTACAGGTATAAAAATGATACAAAGTGCAAATTATAATGCTACATTGAATGGGTTAGATAATAAAAAATAGAAGCATAATTGAATATTTTTTATAGTTGCCAAAATTATTTATAAGCTATAAGTATTTAATATTTATAGCTTTTTTATATATTGGCATTAAAAAAGAACTATAAATATATGTATATAAAAGATAAAAGAGCTTTCCTGCCGCTCAAAAAAGGCGGGTATTTCTGCGAACCTTTAGTTGATACTAACAGGAGCCAACAAAATCAGCTTGGTATAAAGGCCAATCAACTTTTTATTATAAAATATGACGAAAATCAATCGAAAGGATATTGCTCCATTCTGCGAGTGTGGTTGCGGTCAAAAAGTTATAAGACATACTCAGAAGCCTAGATGGAATAGATTTATTTTAGGGCATCATAATGGAAGACGTGGTGGAGGCAATCATGGCCATCATTCAAAAGAAACTTGTGAAAAAATAAGAATAGCAATTATTAATTATTGGGAAAATCCAGTAACAAGAAAATTAATAGAGGAAAAAAGGAGTGCCTATTGGAATGACCCAGAATATAAAGCATTGCGTTCCGGGGAAAATAATCCTAACTGGCAAGGTGGGGTTTCATTTGAGCCTTATTCTCAAGATTGGACAAAAGATTTAAAAGAGCAAATAAGACAAAGAGATAATTATCAATGCCAGATTTGTTTTGTACATCAAGAAGAATTGAGCTATAAGCAAAAATTAGATGTTCATCATATAGATTATGATAAGAAAAATTGCAATCCAGATAATTTAATTTCTTTGTGCAAATCATGCCATGTAAAAACGTCTAATAAGAAAAATAGAGAGCAATGGGTAGATTATTTCAATCGTTCTAAATTTAAAATTATTTAGGTGAAAATGAAAATTAAACAACAGATAATAGAAATCATAAATACATTAAATGAAGAGCAGACAAAGAAGTTAGCAATTAATATGACAATTAAGGTGCAATACAATTTATTGTCAATGTGCAATAAAAAAGAAATGGAAAAGATAATTAAGGAATATTCAGAATGAAAGAATATTTAATAATAGGCGGAACAAATGATGGTAAGAGAATAAAGATTGAAGATACATTATATATTACATTACCTAATCAAGATATAACCTATGAAGAAGCAAACGGTAAATTTATAGCAGAACAATATAAGAAAGCATTATTAACTTGCTGGCAGGATAATTATGAGATAGAAGTTATCGATAGGATATATGCCTTAGACGGAATGACCGATTATGAAATATTGGAGACATTAATAAACAATTATGCAAAAAATAATTAAGGAAGAAATAGGAAAACTTAATAAACATGAATTGATAAACTTAGCTATAAATATAGTTGATTATATTTATAGTGATATCATAATTTATGATGAAGATGAAGATAGGCAAATAAAAGCAATAAAACAATTAATTGAAAATTATAAGAAAGCATAAATGAATATATCTCATAACGAACAAATAGAAATTAGAGATAAAATTATTCAAGAACTATATAAATATTCATTTAATGAAATATTAAATATAGCATTAATAGCTTCTTCAAAACTATATGATGAATATAGGGGCTATTTATATAAAGATGAAATAGATATATCAACAATGATGAAAAGATTCTCAGAAGAGATAATAGTTAAGTGAAGATATATAACCTATATGGCGGAACATTTACAATAGAAGATAATGAAGGCAATCTTAAATATTATATAAAGAACAAGTAAGGCCTAAAATAGACTTAACAACAAATATTGATAGTAACGAGTTAAGAAAAGAATATGAAGAATTAAAAGACGAAAGAACATATATTGGTAAATGATAAAGACAAAACAAAAATATATTATTAAAGATATAACAAAAGATTTATCTAAGATGAGCAAAGAACAATTATTGACAGAGTATTTGAAATTAAAAAATCATTATTTTGATGCAATAAAATGTTTGATAATAAAAAATAAAAATTTAATATTAAGTTAATATAAGAAAAACTAATTATATGAATATAAAACGAAGAGAAGCTTCAAAAGAACCTTCAGATAAAGAGAAAAGATTTGTAATAGAGTATCTAAGAGATTATAATGGAACAGCAGCAGCCATAAGAGCAGGCTATTCAGAGAATGGAGCACATGTTCAAGCATATCAATTACTGCATAGAGATAGAGTAAGGAAAGCAATAGACGAACACGAAAAGGATTTATCAACAAGATTCTTAGTTACAAGAGAAAGATTAATGAAAGAAATGTCTATTGCCGGTTATGCTGATATGGCAGACTATGTAGATGTTGACAACGGAGAAGTAACAGTAAAGAACTTTAAAGATTTACCTCCACAGATAACAAGAGCAATAAAGAAAGTAGAATGCAATAAAACAATAAAGTATTTAAGAGACAGCAAAGGTAAACGCACAGGGGAAGAAGTAGAACATATTACAACAAAGTTAGAACTTCATGATGGATTAAAGGCAAAAGAACTAATGGGAAAAGAAGTTGGTATGTTTAAGGATAAAATGGAATTATCAGGCCCTGGTGGTAAAGATTTAGTCCCAACAAATATAGTAATAGAGTTTACAGGAAAATAAATGCAACAAATTACAAATGATTGGATTCTCTCTTTATTAAGGAAATGTGCAAAGATAAGATTAGTTGGAGAATGCCATGATTGCAAAGAAGAAGTAATTATTGATATAGATAAGACAAAAGATGATTATACAATTACAGGCGGATATATTTGGAAATATAAAGATATAGAAAAGCCATTCTTTAAATGTTTATCATGTATGGAGATAAATCCTAAATTAACAAATTATAGACCCACAGAAGTTTTTTCAAGAGTATGTGGATATTTAAGGCCGACACAATCATGGAATAAAGGCAAAAGGGAAGAGTTTAAAAATAGATTAAATTATAGATTAGGCGGCTAATAATGGA